GTATGCCCGAAGCTCGCAAGAAGCTCGCAGGTTTTGCGTGTGATCCGGTGTCGTTGGAGGAAGACGCTTTCCGAGAGTGGGTATCGCAGGCCACACCGGCTAAGCTGGCTGCGGTGAAGTCAGAGTTGGAGCGTCTGTCCGAGTCCTTGGCTGAAATGCCGGTTGACGAGTATTTGGTCATGTTGAAGGCCGACGTTAAACCCACTCTGAGCACCAAGCCCATCGAGAGTAGGACTGAGCCGCAAGTTATCGTGTACCACGAGAAAGCTCTGTCGGCGTTGTTCAGTTCCATCTTTCGCGTGTTGGTGCGAAGGTTTCTGAGCTTGCTGAAACCCAATTACCATGTGAATCTGCTCAAAGATTCACGCGATATCGAGGGCTTCTTGCGGGGCATACATCCTTTCGGGGTTCAGGGTCTCAAGTACTTGGAGAACGACTTCTCCAAGTACGATAAGTCCCAGGGCAAGTTTGTGTTTGAGCTGGAGCGAGTAGTGTACACCGCTCTTGGGATGAATAGAGAGATGATGGAGAGGTGGCTGGGGGGTCATGTGGAGTGTTCCATGCGTGCGGTGGCATTGCATCTGTCGCTGCACGTCATTTACCAGCGCAAATCCGGTGATGCCACTACCGCGTTTGGCAATGTCATTTTGAATGCGGTCAGTGTGACTTATGCGTATCGAGGTTCCATAGTGGTCTGGGCTTTGTTTATGGGGGACGATTCCCTAGTCTGTTGCACGGCGGTTGCTCATGAGGAAGACGCCGTGCAGATACTGGCTGAAGTGTTTAACCTAGGTGCTAAGACCTATCTCACTCCGGCCCCTTACTTCGCTTCCAATTTCGTCATCATCGATGACGTCAACCGTGGTATTTGCTTGGTCCCTGATCCAGTCAAGCGGGTCGAGCGGTGGTCTATGATGGTGTCTGGGGATGACCCGCAGTGGCATGAGCGATACACGAGCGCTAGGGATTCTATGCGAGTGTACCTGAACTGTTTCAACACAGCGGGGTTGGCCCGGGCGGTTGCGGAGCGCTACCCCATTTCCGTGACCGGAGTCAGAGGGGTGGCGTGCGCCGTTGCCACCTTGTTGTCGTCGGAACAGCGCTTTCGCACCATCTGGGAGGAGACACCGCGCTTGTCGGTGTATTGAACGCGGCAGCGGGCCGGTGAGCTGGTGGTGGTGAAGATTGTTTCATTCGTGTGTAGCCACCAGATTGGAATTCGTGTGGCAGAGAGTTAGAA